CGTTGCGCAGGGTACACAGGGCACGCGGTTTTCTGACGTTCTAGACTTTGACTTGAGCAGTCGAAGCAGCGCCACGGTCACGGCATACCTTAGCCCGGTTCGCGACGTAGTATTGCAGCACACCGCGCCCGAATCGCTGACGATTGAAACAATCGGCGAACGATTAATGCTTGAACAGGTGGAAGACGTAGAGATCCGAAACGGAGAAGGGCAAACCCGACGACCGATTGCGAGCATTACGGCAATGGATTTTATAAGCTTACCGTTAACGGGCGTTGCTTATGAGCCGGGCGCTTCCCTGTTAACCACCGCAGATCCTAACGCGTTCGGTTTGGTTCGTGTAACATATAACACGATCGCCAATCAATACCGGGTTAATGGCGTAACAAGTTCGAAAGTACAATTTTTATTGAAGGAGGCGTAACCATGCCGGAACAAGTATCACGAAGCCTAGTTATTGACTTCGAGCAGGGCGGCAATGCTAGCGGCAACAATGGCGGCGAACTTCTTCTAGTGTATGACGATCGAGAAGAAAGCGACGGCGGCTTGAACGTAAGACGGCAACCACTTTTCACGGATAACGCATATATGCTTCTTTATCCATTCCGGGCGTCTAACATTGTTGTTACTGTTTCGGCGGGCAACGTAACACACAACCCGGCAGCAGTTACGCAAACGTTAACCGAAACCGTGACATTCGACGAAGACAACGAAAGCCGCGTGCGCCGCCCTGTTAATCGCATATTGTCAACTGAATGGGTAGGCGGTAACGGTGGAACAATCAGCCACGAAGGATCTAACTTGACGATCCCGAACGCGGGTAACTTCGTTGCTCGCCTTACTTACGAAACGATTTACAACGTTATCGAGGTAAGACCGCCGACACTAGACCCGGCAGCGAACGAAGAATACACGGTAAACGTGGTTGTAACCGCAGACGAGGATCTATAAATGCCAACGATTAGAGTTAGACGCTTTGACGGAACGAAAGAAGGCGATCCGATTATTGAAATATTAGCCGCAGACGAAGCCGCCCTAATGCAGCGCGGGCGAAATGCGCTAGATGATTCGGCGACAGATAAGCAAGAGGTCACGCAAGAAATACCATACGCGCCGGATCTTGAATTGCTAGACCTTGCCGCCGTGCTAAACTATAGCGACGGGTCAGAGGTTCGCGGGCGTGTTACCAATATTTCGCATAGCTTCAGCTTACCCGAAGCAATAACCACCCTGACAATTGAGGCGGTCGCATGAACACATTAGACACATTAAGAGACTTGCTAGGCGTCGGGGAACGTAGAACGGCGGGAACAGTGCAAAGGATTGGTGCAACTATTCAGGTCGCCACAAGCGCGGGGGTTATGATCGTTCCCGCCCCTAGCAACGTTCCCGCCGTGGGGGATCTAGTTATTATTGAAAGTAACCAGATCACGCACAATTTAGGGCGAGAAACGGAGATCCCGATCTATGACACATAAAACAGGGCGTGCACACCTTCAGAGATACCCAAGCACGGATCAGGGCACACTAGGAAGTTTGACGCTTCCAAACGGCGAGGTGTTAAGCACTATTGAATTACCCGACCGGGACAACCGCACAAGTATTTCGAGAATCCCGGCGGGCTTATATGTCGTTACCCCTTGGAAGTCTAACAAGTTCGGCAACGTGTGGATCTTGGAAGACGTAGAGGGGCGCACTTATATTTTGATTCACAAAGGCAACGTAGCCGGGGATCGCGCACTAGGTTATAAAACGCATTCTAACGGCTGCATTCTGATCGGCGTTAGCTTTGGCGTGCTTTGGGGGCAACTAGCGGTTTTGAATAGCGCTAAAGCCCTTCGCATGTGTCACGAAGCTTTAGACGATTACGAACAATTCGAACTAATGATAGAGGACTTTTAATATGGATTGGATAGCGGATATTTTCACGGCAGCAGTTAGCGGCGGTTTAACCGGGTTACTTGGCACGGTCTTTTCGGGTCTTGTAATGTGGAAGGAAAATAGCGACAAGCGCAAGTTTGAACTTGAAATGCGTCGTCTAGATATTAGCGAGCGCAAAGCCGAAGCCGAAATAACCCTGAAGCAAACAGAAGCCGAAACCGAAGCAACCAAGATAGCCGCAGAGCTAAACGCCTTCCAAGCGTCACAGAAGGGCGATAAAGCAACTTACTCGACCAAACACCCGTCTAACGGTTGGTTAATCGCTGTAGACGTTGTGAGGGGCTTAATTCGCCCGGTGTTAACCCTTGCTTTAGTGACTATTACCACGATGATAACTTTCGATGCGATCGAAGCAACGGGCGGCTATGAAAAGTTCGTAGCGGTTCAGGGCGTGAATATCGTTCTAAGTTTGATTGAGTCGCTAATCTACATGACTAACACCGCCGTTTTATGGTGGTTCGGTGCGCGGTCATTATCCAAGTCGGTCAAGAAACACGCCTAGAATATGCACCAAAACACAAGCCGCCTTCGGGCGGTTTTTTAGTGCCCTTAATTGCAATAAACTGCTTTACAAAAATTACAAATGACCTATCATTGCTTCGTAACTCACGAAAGAGGTTTAACAATGCACACTTTAGAACTGGCACTACGATCACGCGTGCCGCTTATTTCTGTTTCAACTAGCGACCCGGTAAACGCACCGGAAATTATCCGACGCCTTGCGGGTTGCCGTATTGGTGTTATGAATACGCTAGACGTTGATAACTACCGCGACAAAGACGGGCGTTTAATTGAAGACGAAGACTTTTACAATGTAGGCGTAGTTTATCCGCACGGCGAAATAGTCGGCACTTACGAAGACATTTACGAGTTTGCACAACTAAACGACTTTAGCTTTGTTTTATTGAACACCGAATACGACAGCCCGTTATTTATGGACATTGGCGAAATGCCCGTGCCTAAAGAAATGATCGCAGAACGTATCGAACAAGTATCACCGCAAGACCCTGTAGCGGATATTCTAGCGGCGGTCGGTGGTCTTGACCTGAAGATGATAACGGAGATCCTAAAAATAACCCAAGTGCGCGACGGTACAGTGACAGCGCAAGGCGTAGTCGATACGCGTAAAAACGTAGTCCCTACGGTTACGGGTCTTTCGCAGCTAGAAACTAAAATGCGATTCTACGAGCCAAGCGCAGCGATCTGCGAATGGGTAGCAAGCAACGCGCATTACGTGAAAGACGACGATATAGATCCGCGCCTACGCCCTAAAGGTCTTTTGTTTAATGGCTTGCCGGGTTGCGGTAAGACGCAGGGCGCAAAGTATATCGCCGAAGCGCTAAAGCTTCCGTTATACCTTCTAGATATTGCCGGGCTACTTAACCGCTACCACGGCGAGAGTGAAACTAACTTGATCCGCGCCCTGTCACGTATCGACGAAGAAAGCCCGTGCGTTGTTTTAATGGATGAAGTCGAAAAGCTTTTCTTTGGTACTGACGAAGGCACACAAAACCGATTGTTAGCTAAGTTGCTATGGTGGTTGCAAGAACGCACAAGCAATGCCGTTGTTATCATGACTTGTAACGATATTGACAAGCTACCGAAAGAGCTTTATCGCGAAGGGCGTATAGATCGCGTGGTAACGTTTGAGGGCATTAAGTCACAGAAGCACGCAACCGAGTTCGTTAAAAACATGCTGTCGACGTTTGAGGGGTATAAACGACCAACGGGCACGATTATTTCGCAAGCGGTTAGCGCGTTAGTTAAGGAAGCGGGCGAACAGGGCGTAGCGCATTCGAAGTTAGCGCAAGTTAGTGAGGATCTAGTCAAGCAGTTTAACCCGCAGTAACACAAACAGCAGATATAAAAAAAGCCCCTTTCGGTAATGACCAGTTACCGAGGGGCTTTTTTAGTAGAGCAAGATTATTGCTAATCCAAAACGTAATTTATCGCACCCGTTTGCGATAGAAAGAAGCCTACGACAAAACGAATTGAATAGCAAGACTTTTACAAAAATAAAAATTGATTGACTAGGTTAGTAAGATCGGGCTAATATCTGCCCTAACAAATTTATGAGCTTCCAGAAACGGAAAAACCCCCGAAACGCTGCGCCACGCCCCGGAGGTTTTTAAAAGCGGTTGAAGACTACCGCCCGCAATCCTTTATTGCTTGACAAAGATAATAAACGGTTACGCGCTCAATTGCAACAATCCCGGCGCAAAAAGAGCAAATATTATGCAAAACGACCAACCAGAAGTAAAACTACCCCCGCTAGGTTCGTTTCTAATCGAACGATTTTTAGATTGCCGATACTCCAACCCTAACGACCCGGCAAGCAAGGCAACGTCTACACACTTAGGCGCGCGCATTGCTTATCACATTGCATCACATACCGGGCTTTACATCATGAAAACATATGAAGAACTAGCCGAGCTATTTTGTATTAGTCAGACTTCAATCAAGGGCGCTTTAGGCGGTCTTCGTAAAGCAGAGCTAATCGAAGTTCGCACGACGCGAGTTAGCCGAGAAAAGAACGGTTTAATTCAAGACTTCAGAGGCGGCAACGTAACGAGCCTAATCAAGCCCGCGATTAATTGGTATTGTTCGGATAAATACATCGTGAACGAATCTACAGCGCGCGCAGTGGTCAGGGCGAGAGCTTACGCATTCGCGGCAGTTCAAAAGCACTACCCTGATCTTTACTTCGATGTTGCGTTTATTGCGACCGGGAAATTGAAATATGCGACTAAAGAAAACGTGCCTACTGTACGGGCTGATTTCTATCTTTGTTCGGGTCAAAAACGGGTCGGCTTAGGGCTGAAAATAGCCCAACATAAAGAGTTTAATAAAGATCTATTAGAAGTATTAAAAAAAGAAAAATACTTGCGCCCTGATCAGGGCACAACAGAGGTAGAGAATTTGCCTGAATCTGAAACAGGGGATCAACTTCCTGAAACAAACCAACAAACGCCGCCAATTGACGAAACAAACGAATTGACAAACGAAGGTGAAGCGCCTAACCTTGACCATTCAGACCAACCAGAGGATCAAACCATGATACCTAAGCACCCGAAGCTATCCGAAAAACCGAAGAAGGAAGCGCCAAAGCAAAGCGCCGCAGAGCTAGCCGCAAAGCTAGAAACGACCGGACGCGTTAAGCCGGGATACTCAGCGAAAGCGGATACCCTGAAACCTACTAACAAAAAGGATCTGAAGGACGCGTGCCGAATGATCAATAAAGCCGCCGTGCCGCAAGGTTCAGGCGCGCCGCACTACTCGCACACGGCATTCGTGGAAACACTAGCGAAGCGCATTTCTTCCCTGAAGAATGAACGCAAAGCCAACTACGCTGAAGCAATCAAGCTAACCGCCTTCGCAATGAAGAACTACGCGGCTTATCACGCGTTCTTGTCGCAAGGTTCGAGCCAATCAATCAACCCTAACCTAAACCTGAAAGTGATCTACCGTTCGGCACACGTTGACGATGTGATCCAATTTGCAGCGAAGCACGCTAGCCGTTACGACGCGTTCGACCTTTACGCGTGGACGGGTCAAAGCCAAGAACGCAAGCAAGAGCACTTCGACCGCAAACCAGTTAACCCGGTTGGTGCACCACCAACGCGCACAGGTCGCACCGACGCGAGCCAACCGCAAAGCAGCAACAAGCCAAAGAGCACGGTTAAAATGAACGACATTGCGGCGCAGATTCTAGGGGGCGAATGATGAACCCGGAAACAAAACAAAGTTACTTTGCGTATGGTTTGCTTGATCCGAAGAACGCATATCATCACGAAGTTTTAAATAATATTTCTTGGTATGCCGAAACAGGCGTGCGCCCCGAATACATTTACCGCCACCGATTAACGGAGTATTTACCCGCCGATTGTCAGTTGTGCAAGGTAGCGATCAACATTCGCAAGTTTAAGCAGAACACACGCGGCGTATTTTTCAACCAACCTTACGCGGCTAACACGGGGCACATTGCGCAAGCGTTCGCCGGGACTATGATCCGCAACGAGATCCCCGCGCGAGTAATGCAGCTAGGCGAGGCGCTTCAGCAATTGAAAGAGCGCGGCTTGTATGCTAGCCCGGTTTACGTGCTCACATACCCTACGCGCTATAACGGCAACGTGACGAACTTCAACATGGCTACCCTGTTTGACTTGCTAACGTGGGCGGAGCGCAAAAACGTGTTTCTAGTCTTGGTTAACGATAGTTCGCTAACGGATACCCTGAACCTAAACTACGAAGAAGAAAACTACTTGAAAAGCCGATTTGCAATTATTGAGGGCGTCGAAGAATGGCAATCACATTAAAACCTAAAAGCGGCGAGAGCTTAGGCGAAGCAACCTTCGACGCAGTAACCACAGAATCAGATTCTAATGCCGATTATATCGAAGAACAGGAAGGCGAAACGGGCGGCGGTCTTCGGATCGGGGTCGGCAACAAATCGGAAAAAAACATTTCTTTGCAATTAATGTCAAACATCCTAGCGTTTGGCAGCGTGCGAGACTTCCACGAACACCAACCGCCGCGCGCGGCTTTGTCCGTTGGCGATCAAGAGCTATTCGAAACACTAAGCGAATACGCCTCAAAATATGGGGTCTTGCCAAGTGAAGACGATTTCAGACAATACGCCGAAGACGCCGGGATCGAGTTTCCCGGTTTGCCGTCACCTAACGAAGAACAGGGGCACGGTTACTTATTAGATAAGCTTCTAGAAAACGCTCAAGATACCAAGCTAACCGGGTTTATTCAGAAAGCGCTAATCAGCCGAAACGAAGGAATCAAGCCACTCGACCGCACCCGCGAACTAATGGACGATTTAACGAAGGTTATGCGACTCGACCCGGCGATAGCCAAGCAAGACCCGGTAGCGCAAGCGGTAAGCGTTGGTTTACGCCACCGACAAAAGCTTTTGCTTAAAGCCGCGCAAGGCGTACCGTTCGGGCTTGAAACCTTCGACACTGAAGCCGGGGGCTTTGTGCCTAACACGGTTAACGTTATTGCGGCGCGACCTTCGATTGGTAAAACATTCCTAGCCTTGAAAGCCGCGATCAGTGCCTACGATGCAGGGAAACGCGTTAAGTTCGAATCAATGGAAATGAGCACCGCGCAATTGTGGGATCGTTTCTTCGCTATGCGTGCCAAGATTGAGCCAAACAAAATTAGTAAGTTTGGTTTGTCAACGCGTGAACAAAAACGACTAGACGCCGAGATCGAGAAGTTTCAAGCGGAAATTGAAAGCGGCGAAAAGTTTATCACCTTCGGGCATCCTTCCGGGAAGTACACACCGACCGATATTTATAACGAGTGCGTGCGCGACGAAATAGACTTTCTAGTTTTAGACGCGGCTTACTTGGTACAGCATGAAAATGATTTTCTCAATACTAAAACTTGGGATAAGATCCGCGAGGTAATCAACGAAATTAAATTGAAGATTGCTTCACCCCTGAATATACCCGTGATCGCTACCTATCAGTTGATCGACGAAGTGGACAAATACACCGACCACGACAAGATCACGTTAGGCGACTTGTACGGCGGCGATACTATGGCGCAAATTGCAAGTACAGTTATGGCGCTTTGGCAAGACCCCGGACGCAACGACCCGCGCTTGTATATGAAGTTCTTAAAGGGTCGAGACGGCGAAGCAAACTTGCGCGGGATCTGGATAAATTGGATATTCCAAACAATGCTTTTCGACGAGTGGCACGAAGTAGAAGACTTGAGCGAAGCGCAACTATAAATAGTTTGACAAAAGGCTTAAAATGACATAGATTTTAAGCCTACCCAAAACCCACAAAGTAAGGTGATTATATGGCGGTTAAAATCGCGCAAAGCATCGCTAGCAAAAAAGCGGCAGCTAAAAAAACTGAAGGCAAGAAACCGACGCCGGGAACAATCGTAAAAGGCGAAATGGTCGAATCTTCGGTAGTCAAGCAGGAAAAGAAAAAGCCAACCACTAAGATCGACACTAGCGCCATTGCTAAACCTTCGGCGTTGAAAGAAGGTCTAAAACCTTTCGTTGAAAAGCTGAACGACAAAAAAACCATTGCCGCAGCTTCTAAGAAAACTTCAGACGCCGACGCGAAAGCGGTTAAAGCACTTGAAGGCGAGATCGTCACGTTCGTTAACGACGAGAATCTAGCCCCGGAAGCAACGATCGACGTAGCCGTAGACGGCAAGATCCTAAACGTTGGTAAGGCGGCGGAATCTAAGACCTTAACCGATGCCTTAACAGCCTATGCGCTTCTAGAGCAAGTCGAAGAAGGTTTAGGCGATAAGTTAATGACCTTCAAAATGGGCGACCTTGAAAAGCACCTAACTAGCAAACAGCTAGAAAGCGTTATCAAAGTTTCGACCGACAACAGCAAACGCCGAGTAACCCTGAAAGATGAATAAAACCAACCTGATCGAGCTAATGGAATGTTTAGGCGTTGAAAGCGTTAACACGGTTCGATCGGGTTGGGTTCGTGGTTATTGCCCTTTAGCCCCGTGGAAACACGCGGGCTACAATCCAAACGACCGAAAGATTAAAAAAGATCCCAACTTCGGGATCAAAATCGACCCGATGCAATCACATGTTAACTGCTTCACTTGCGGCACACATGGCGACCTTTACAGTTTCTTGCTTGAATTAAAGCACTTGAATAAACGCGCCCCTTCAGGCGTTCACTACAACTTTGAAAGAGCCGCCGAGCTTATTGCCAACGAAGGCGACTTAGATCAGGCAACGGCGGAGCTTTTGCAAATGGTTAACGCGCAAGGCGAAGTCGAGCCGTTGACTGAATTTAGCGAAGCATGGCTAGATCAATTTCCCAAGGCTTACAACGCTAAAGGCGTTCACCCTTATTTAGCTGATCGAGGCGTGCCGCTTAGAATTGCGCAAATGTTCGATATTCGTTTAGATCCCGCCCTGAACCGGATCAGCTTCCCTATTCGCGGAGCTAATAAAAAACTTTACGGTTTTCACGGTCGAGCTATAGACAAAACAAACGAATTGCGTTACTTTGCTTACGAATACTTAGGCAAGCGAAACCCTAACGTATGGCTAAACGAAAACAATGTAGACTTTGACGAAACCCTCGTTTTATGTGAAGGTCAATTCGACGTAGCGAGCATTGCGAGAGTTTACGAAAACGTGTTAGGTTCGCAAACTTCAGCACTTAACGCGGCTAAAATGGCACGCATTAAGAGAGCGAAGCGCCTAGTTTCGTTTTACGATCATGGTACGGGCGGCGACCATGCGCGGGAATACTTGGATCAGTATTGCGCAAAACACGGCTTGCAATTGCATCATGTGATCCCCACAGAGAAACAAGGTGATGCGGGCGATATGACGGAAAAGATGATATACGATCGATTGATTGAAGTAATTTAGAGGACTTTACAAAATGGCAGTTAAATTAAACACCACCAAACCAAAGCGCGGTCAGAAGAAACAAGAAGTTGAACTAGACGAAAAAGGCGTAGTAGTTCAGACCGAAGAAGGCAAAAAGGAAGCAAAGAAAAATGCTTCAACTTCGTTTCTAAAACGTGGTGACGATGCGCGCAAAGCCCTGTTACAGCAAGACGCACAAGCAGAGCAAGAAAAAGAGATTCGCGGCACGTATCAAAACTTCTATTTGAAGGCGGGCGGTCAAGCTACGATCACTTTTTTAGATGGTGATCTAGACAAAGACAAGTTGCTAGATATGCCGCTAATGTATTTGCACAGTGTTTACCATGCGGGCATGGGTACAAACGGGCGTCGTATCAACTTAGTTTGTACGCAAGACAGTGAGGGCGATTGTCCGATCTGCGCGTATGACAAAGCGCAGCTAGTAGGTTGTTTAACCGTTGTCGAGCATACCCAATACGAGACGGCAGAAGGCACAGTAACAAACCCGCGTCGTTTGTTCCTACCTAAACGTCAAACTATGCGCGAGCTTCAAGAAGCCGCAGCGCAGTTAGGCGGTCTTCGCGGCTATCAGTTCAAGGTGCGCCGCCACGGTAAGAAATCGCCGATCGTGGGCGACGAACTAGAGCTAGTCGCTGATCGTATCCCTGAAGAAAAGCTAAAAGCCGTATTCGATGCTTGCCAAGGTTCAGACGCGATCGACTACGAAACAGAGCTAAACTACTTCACAAACGACCAATTGCACGCAATGGGTATCGTTGACGGCGTAGCGAAGGGCGCGCAACAGTCTAGCTTTGGCGGTGGTTCAGGTGCGCCGACACATAGCCCGGCGGCGGGTAATAGCGGAATGAGCCTACCGGGTGCGGCGGGTGCAGCGCCGGGTTTACCTTCAAGCTTTGAAGACGACCTATAAACCTAACTAACGGAGAAGGGGCGCACATAGCGCCCTTTTTTGATAGCATGAGTGAATTAAAAGATTATATGCGCGTTAGCCTTCCGCCTAAGATCCTAAAGTTCGGCGGCATGTATTGGGCTACAGACAAAATGAAAGATCGGTTTACCGCCGAGATCAAGAACCTAGACGGCAAGAAAGAGAAACTAAAACTATACAAGCCGTTAGGACAGCACGACGAGCAAGGGCGCGAATTAATCCTAGTGCCCCGCAAATGTTGCCCCATACCCAAGGGCGACCGTGACAAGCGCTCTAGAGGCTATCACGTTGACTATCATTGCACCCTGAAGCCGCGCGACGATAATCAACGAACATTTATTCGACAGGGTGAAGCACTGTTAGCGGCGGGCGAAAGTTTCATAGGTAAAGCCCCGACCGGGTTCGGCAAAATGGCGGTATCAATGCCATTAATTGCAAAAGCAGCAACAACGACCCTAATAATTATTCACAAAGAAGATCTAGAGACGCAATGGCGTGACCATTTCAAAAAGTTTCTAGGGCTGAAAGACTCAGAGATCGGACTAATCAAAGGCAACATTTGCCGCGTGCGTGGTAAAAAAGTTGTTATAGGCTACGTGCAAAGCCTTTGCAAAGAGGATCGTTATCCGCCTTATGTCTACAATTACTTCGGTCTAGTTATTCCCGACGAAGTGCACAAAATGGGTGCGGCGGAATTTTCACAAGCCGCGTGGTTATTTTCCGCGTTTCAATGGATGGGGTTAAGCGCTACGCCACGACGTAAAGACGGGCGCACAATCTTACTTGAAGCTTTTATCGGTGAAGTTAAAATCAACATCGAGCAAATTCAGTTAGTGCCTAAAATCATTCAAGCTTATACAGCTTGGCAAGTGCCACGCGTGCCCCGGTGGAATAAAGACAAGGGTTGTAACGAAATGGTTTACATGCCCCACAAACCCGGAAGGACAAGCGGCGTAGTTAAACACATGCGCGACGATGAAAACCGAAACGGTATTATTTGCGATTTTGTAGCTAAGGCATATCAGCACGGGCGTTACACTATAATTTTTGCAGAACACAAAGACCACCTAAAAACGCTTGAAAATATGTTAGTTTTATATGGCGTTAACCGTAAAGACATAGGCTATTACATCGGCGGTTTAAGCGAGAAGAAACGCGAAGAAGTTAAAAAGAAACGCGTTGCACTGGCAACCTACGCCATGACAGAAAGCGCCACCGATAACCCTATTTGGTCAACCGCAGTAATGGCGACGCCTAGATCGGACGTAAACCAAATTCTAGGGCGAATATTACGCCTTCACCCGACGAAGTGTTGCGCCCTGAAACCAGAAGAAGGCAAGAAGATCCCGATCGTCCTCGACCTAATAGATAGCGATTCAAAAGTATTTTTGAACTACGCCAAATCGCGCGCCAAGTATTACAACCAAATCAACGCGCCGTTAATGCGCTCAACTTGATTTACTAAATAAATAAAACGAATAAACACTATTACAAAACCTTTCTTTTGTGCTATATTCAGATTTTGATTAATAGCAACAAAGAGAGGTTTTTTATTATGGCACGCAGAGCCAAAGAACTAACCAACGACCAACAAGAAGAACGCCAAGAGAAAACACGCGAGCAATCGCGCAAGTGGTATGCAGACAACAAAGACGATCACAACGCAAAGCGTCGTAGTCGTTACGAGTCAGATCCCGAATACCGCGAGAAGGCGAAAGAGCAAGCGCGCTTATCTGCGCAAAAGCGCCGCGAAGCTAACCCAAGCGTTACGGGTGTTTATCACCGTGAATTAAACGGCGTACAAGTTCAGGTCTTCAAAGCTTCAGACGTAGCCGAGGAAGCCGGGATCAATGTGCGCACCCTGAAGGCAGACGAAAAAGCGGGCAAGATCCCGGCTATGTCTTTCGAGGGACGACACCGCGTTTATACTAGCCAACAAAAAGCTAATCTAATCGCGTATTATGCGGGCAACATTACCGCCGACCAACTAGCCGCAAATTGGAGCTAAAAAGCTATGGCAGTTTCAATCATTAAAAAGTCAAAGAATCAAACTACTAAAAGCGCGAAGCCGTCGCCACAAATACGAACGCAAGTTAGCGTCGAAAGTACCGATATGGACGGCAAGCGCAAAGAACGCATTTTGCGCGACCAAACAGAACGCGCGCCAATCCCTGATCAAGAATACAACCAACCCGTCGCTAATGTCGGGTTTAACTGTAGCATGACGAAGAATCTAGGCGACTTTAACAGCCTAAAAGTCGGCGTTAGTTTGCACCTTCCTTGTTACGTTCACGAAATCCACGAAACCTACGATCACGCAAAAGGGTTCGTCGAAGCCAAGCTAAACGAAACACTAGAAGAATACGCCGACGTAACAGCCGAAGATTTCGAAGAATAAGGGGTAACACATGGTAAGCACAGCCGACGTAATTAAACAGGTAAACAAGAGCGTAGGATCTAACGCTGCAAAGTTAGCTACAGACTTTGAAAACTGTCAGAGAATCCCGACGGGCGTTTTTGAGTTAGATTACATTACGGGGGGAGGCGTTCCACGCGGTCGCGTTTCAATATTCTTCGGCTTCGAGTCGAGCAACAAAACAAACCTTGCCCTACTCACTGCAAAAAACGATATGTTATTAGACGCCAACTTGCCCGCAGAGAAGCGCCGCAAATGGCTAATGGTGGACATTGAAAACAGTTTCGATCGTACTTGGGCGGCGCGCCTTGGCATTCCACTAGATCAATTGATTGTCGTTAAACCTGATTACGCCGAGCAATCGATCGACATTATCGACGCGTTTATGCAAGCCGAAGACCTTAGCGGTATTATCATTGACTCAATCGCAATGCTTATGCCCGAAGCCGAGGCGGAGAACAGCGCCGAGCGTGTTCAGGTTGGCGGCAATGCGTTAATAGTTACTAAGCTAATGCGTTTCCTTACGCGCGGGCTTACTTCAGCCGCTAAGAACGGGCGTTACCCGACAGTTATTTGTATTAACCAGATCCGCCACAAAATCGGCGTAAACTTTGGCAACCCTGAAACAATGGCGGGCGGTAACGCGGTTCGCTTCCAATCAGGTTTAACCCTTCGCCTAAATGGTAAAGATAAAATCATTAAGGCTATCGATCCTAATATGGCAGTAGCTAAGACAACTTCGGCAATCGTGAAAAAAGCGAAAGTGCCTTACCTGTCAGCAAACACCGAACTTGATCTATGTATGCGCAATTTCGACCGCTACGCAATCGGTCAAAGCATGGATCATAACTTTATGCTTGCACAGTTAAAGGATCTTGGTTGGATGGTTCGCAATGGTAACAAGTGGGACTACGCGGGCGAAACCTACAACAAGCAAGACGATGTGATCGATGCTATTTACGAAGATCCCGACTACCTAGAAACGGTTAAGCGCGAGATCATCAAAACGCGCATGATTCAGATCCACGGGGAAGAAAGTTGGGTAGATTATGAAGCAGCCGCAGCCTAAAACCTACGGGGTTAAGCCCAAAAAGCCTAACCCGTTTATCGAAGGTAAAGACAAGCAGAAGAACCGCCACGGTTTTAAAAGTGAAAAGCGCTTATCAAAGCAAATGGGTTCAAAGCTTATGGCGGGTTCAGGTTCGCAAGTCGGCAAGAAAAGCGACGCGATTCTAGACGTTCCCGGCTATCAATTCCGCATTGAGAGCAAAGCCACTAAAAATAAGTCGTTCAGCGTAAAATATGACGTACTAGAAAAGATTCGCAAAGAGGCTAGCGACACAGGGCGCACCCCTGTTTTAACTGTCTCTTTTACGAATGAACTAGGCGAAGCCCTACAAGGCGGCGATTACGCAATGATCCCTATGTGGTTATTTATGGAGGTCTTCAATAATGGCGATTAAAGCCGGGAACTTCTTCAAGAAACAACTACAAGAAGCGCCCCAAGAAATCGACCTAAACGCACCTAAGAAAAAGCCCGGCACTAAGCCGGGCAAAGTGCCTCTAATGAAGTTCAAAGACCACGCAAAGAAACTAAACATTTCGACCGACTTTTGCGTGATCACAGAATTACATTGTGAAATGTCCGGACACGACCCTGATCGACCTTACCACCGTTTACACGCTTCAGACGTTACCAACCAAGATCTAGAGTTTTGCCCGCGTGAACGCGCCTTGCTTATCTCAACAGAAGCGGAGCAGAAGACGCGATACATTAGCACCGAAACCCGAACATACTTTGATATAGGCGAAGCGTATCACGACCTTGTGCGCGAAAAATGGGGCGTTAACGTGTCTTTCGGTAATTGGCGTTGTCTTGGGTGTGATAAGGTCATAAAACACAGCCACAAGCCGGACAAGTGCCCTAAATGCGGTAATAAGAACCTGAAGTATGATGAATTGCGAGTTAAGAGCGCCGATACTTCTATTTCATGCGGTATTGATTGGCAAGTATTGAACTACAAGATCGATCAGGCTATCCCGGTTGAAATCAAATCTATTAACGCTGACGAGTTTAAAAAGCTTGTCGCGCCGCATGTAGAACACCGAGTGCGAACCCGCCTTTATTTGCATTCAATTGCAAATGCGGAAAAACCCGAAGAAGTCGAACACCTACGCACAGACCTTGCAATGATTATTTATGTTAGTAAGGGCGCACCGGACGAGGGCGAATATTTGGGCGGGTCAGGTTTTACCGAGAAGAAAAGCCCGTTTAAAAACTTTTTGATTCAACGCGACGATGCCGAGATCGAAGATTACTTAAACAAAGGGCGACAGCTAAAAGCGTTCTTAGCCGGGGGCAACTTACCGGAAAAGATTTGCAAAACATCAAGTGATAAACGCGCAGGGCTTTGTGCCATGTGCGATCAATGTTGGAGTAAAGCATAATGCGAATTGCTAGTTTTGATATAAGCACAAATACAGGGGTTAGCGTAGGCGACTACGAGAACGGCGAGTTAACCCGAATCTACCTTGAAACATGGAAGGAGAAGAAACGCGAAAGACCAATAGACCGCGCCCGCGAGTTCGGTGATCGCACTATGTGGTTTTTGCAAGAATACGACCCGGATCTAATTATTATCGAAGGTTACGCAACCGGGGCGCGTAATATGAGCACCGCGATTATTGAGTGCAGCGCCATGATCAAGTTTGTATTAGCCGCCAAGGGCTACGACTGGATCGAAATCCCACCTAATACCCTGAAAACATTTGTTGCCAATAATGGCGGGTGCAAAAAGGATGTGATCATTAAACAGGTTTATAAGCTTTGGAACGTCGACACCGACGACGATAACCAAGCCGACGCCGTGGGTTTGATGTATATGGGCGCTAACATTCTAGGGCTAGATTGCGTTCCTAAAGCACACTTGCGAGCATGGGACAAGATAAAACCGCACGCTGATTATATCCGCGTAACGTCCCAACTTTTGAAAAATAAATAGGGTTGATTGTTATTTTTTGTTTGACAATTTAAAAACACAGACCAATAATAAACACCGCATCCCACGAACAAACATTATTAAATCGAATCTAATTAAGGATTTTTTATCATGGCAAAAGCACCTACTAAACCGAAAACAGCCGAGAAAGACAACGCAGCCGACGCACTAGAAGCGACGGACAAAAGCAACGGCGCAACAGTAACCGAGACTAAAGCGGAATCTAAAGCCCCGGTTAAACTAACCGCAGCGAAGCGCAAGAAAATTCTTGCAGTGCCGGATCTACCAACGGACGCAATCGCGGAAACTTGCCAAGCTATCGAGTCGCTTCAAGCTAAAGAAGCGCTACCACTTGCGCAACAGCTAATCGAGTCTAACGACTACAACGAATTTAAACTAGGCGGCATCCTTGCAGTTATCGACGTTAACTCTTATTGGAAGGAGTCAGGCGAAGAAAACTTCAAAGCTTTCATTGAATCTCAATTCAACTTGCAGTACCGCAAAGCGATGTACTTAATGAACATTTACAACTGTCTTGTAGAATCAGGCGTTGAATGGGATCAAGTAAAAGATCTTGGTTGGACTAAGTTAAAAGAGATTTGCGGCAAGCTAACGCTTGAAAACGTCGACACTTGGGTAGAGCTTGCGAAGAAATGCACAACAGTGCAACTAATCGCAGAAATCAAAAACCGCGACGGTGACGGCAACCTAAAAGAGCCGAAAGCGGATAAAGACGAAGCCGACACGCCGGAAGTGTCGACCCGTACTTTCCAAGTTCACGTTGAACAGAAACAAACCATCAACGACGCAGTAGGCAAAGCCAAAGAAGAACTAGGCACAGAGCACGATAACAGCGCGATCACGCATATTTGTGAACAGTACCTACAGGGCAAACTTGGCAAGAAAGCCCCGGCAGCTAAAGCGAAACCGTGGAAGACTCAGATCCAAGAGCTACACGAAAAAGACGAAGACAAAGCACTAGAAGACGTTATCGAGTTCGTTGCCGAGCTTTACCCTGAACTCGACTTCACGGTTGCCCCGGCAGAAGGTGACGACGAAGGCGAAGAAGAAGAACAAGCCGAAGAATAATAATAAACAGCGTCAAGCTAGAACCAAACGCCCGCACTATCGCGGGCGTTTTTGTAAGGTGACATTATGGCGGTAATCTTAAAACTACCCACCAAAAAACAACCAGAGCCGCAGCCAAAACCACGCCCACAAAGACCAATTAATAACCCGTTATATTGCAAATACTTGGCTAATGTTTATGAAAGTGGTAAAAATAACCCTTGCCGTTTCGTCATTGCGCTAGGGGCTATTTTCGCCACCAACGAAACACAAGCACTAAAACAAGCACAAGCGATTTATACATGTAAGCCGGGGCAAAGGATCGAGCTATCCAACTGTTTAGACCCCTTCAGCTAATGCCACGAATGGCGAGGTTTTAAAATGGTCAAAGATACTATTGATTTTAGTTTCAATACGCCGCGATTGTTGAGCAATCCCGCGTACTATCACAAGTTGATTAGTTGCAATACGTTTATTTACCTAAGCAAGATTGCAGCGAATCGAAGCAAGCAGTTTAACGCCCTGAAGGTCGGGGGCATGACAACACAGATCCCATATGTTAAGCCGCGCAAAGACTCAACATTGTTTGATGTGCAGTTTGCTAAGGGTTGGAACAGCGATAACGGCGAAGCTATCAAGATTTTGCGCACTTATCGCAATAGCGACCGATGTAAATATAAAGAACGCTTAGACGCGCTTATAGACACATTACAGGCGATCCCGGATCATTCCGGTTATGCTAAAACCGTGCAGTTAGTCGACAGTTTTATAGTGTGCCTAATGTTTCAAATTGCGCGCAAGCCGCTTAACCAAGCGCCGCACCTTGTATTTATGCAGCGCAAGACCGAACATGATAAAAGCATTGATCGCATTGGGGCACTTATCAAACAAACTATGTCCGGTTTTTACCCGGTAAATCTTCGCGTAGGTTTAAGCACCTATAAAGCGGGCTTAGAAGTACAAGACCGCCCCGACTGGATGCCGTCGATCGAATGCCAAACCCTGATCGGCGACACTAAGTTTAGTGACTCAATCGTAACCCTACTAGGCGAATACGACGATCCATATAACACGATCCTAGAGCATTACAGCTTCCGCCCGGTTGAAGAACCGTTCGAAGTCTAACTAGGGTTTATAGCCTTAAAATGGTAAAGTAATTGGGTGCGCAGTTCGCGCACTTAATTGCACGGGGATTATTACACATGACACAAATCACAACGACGATACAAACAACATGCCCGACGCCTTCCGTCTATGACTTGGCTCGCATCATGTTTTGTGATCGCACCGTAATACTTGAACAAATACCCCTAATCTATCAGGCAAACGTGCACGCGTTACACCTACCAAGTTGCACCAACAAGCAACTAACCTTACCCGTAGCCGACCCAACGAATAAGCACATGATTGATCTAGAAGTCGTTAACCTTGACGGTTTTTTTCGCAATCTGCGCGGGATGTTTTTAACAGGCTACGCGAAAGCGCCTAACTTAGATTTGATGTTAGATTTCGTCGAAACATGGCAAGAGCTATGCGCCCTGAAAACCACCCTAGCCGAAGTTAACCTAGCAAGCTTTCAAGCCTTGAAATTGGTTTTCGGTTTGGATATGGGCGAGATAACCACCGACTACGAACTAACAGGGCGTAACACAGAAGACGCGGTAAGCTACGCGCACACGCTAACGGGTCACTTTATCAGTGATCTTTTTGTGTACCGTAGCGGGCACACTTCAGTTAATGAAATGGTAATCGTAAGCGAGCAGCTTCAAAGCGGTGAAACTATGCGTTACCAAGTCGTTGATCAAGATATGCCGGGCATTGACGAGTTACCGCAACACATAGACGTTAAGAACACAAGTTGCCTAGAGGTTTTAGCGTGGCTTCCGAAGGAGAAGCACCACACCTTTTTTAAGGCTACTTTATACGGTGATTAAAAGGATCGTTTAATATGGCTGCAAAATTTCTCTTACCGCCCAAAGCTAAAACGGTGATCAATAGCAAAGGGCACGAAACAATCGAAAGCGCGGGCGAAAAAGCCGAAACGCCTAGCGATAAAATAACGCAAAGCAATAATGATTACAGCAAGCGCGCTTCTCAACTTCTCGACCCGGTAGCCGTTGACCGGGCAGAACGCGCCCGCGCTATGAGTATCAAAGCTTCACAACGTCAAAAGAAAATCAGAGAAGAAAAGCGCGAAGAACTGATCGAAATGCAACAAGCCGGATTCTTCCCAACTAACGAACAGGCTAAGAACCTTGACACGGAAGACCGACGCCGCGAAGTATTTAAACTACATTTGCGCGGGTATGACCAAACAATGATGGCGGATATTTTCGGCGTACACCGTCAAACTATAGTTAGCGATATGAAGCTAGTCAGACAGAAGCTTGTAAAAGAGCTAACAGATCTTGGCGCTGAAGGTCTAGTAACGCAAAGCTTTAGCATGTACGAGCTATTGCAACACGAAGTATTAAAACGCCTTGACCTTATCCCGGCGGCAGCTATCAAGCAAGTTGCACCCCTGATCCGATTAGCTAAGGATCTAGAGGATAGCAAAGTTAAACTATTAAGCACGATCGGCGCGCTTAAACCTAAGATGATCGAAGGCGCGGAACGTATCGCCAAAGGTGATCAGGTTGTAGCACCTGAAGTTAGAACCGCCGATATGATGCAAGTTCTTAGCCGCGTAAGTCAGCGCTATCAGAACGAAATAGAAAACGCAGAAGACGCGGAGATCGTGAACAATGGCGAAGACTAAAACAGCCAAAGAGAAAAGAGAGGCGGCAGCACGCCGCCGCAAGGAGGTGATCCCGCCAATCGACCCAAAGAAAGGGAAGAAGGCGCACGACCTTAACTTGCTAGAGAAGATAATGGAAGAAGAACTAGGCGCATTCCCTGAAAAGCAGCGAAAGCCTATGATCCATTATTTGAGTCAATACCTAGCGGGTAACATCAAGTTAGACCTTGCCGACTATCACACGATCCCGGTTGACCCGCGCACGTTCCTAATGGACGATTTTTACTTAGGTTTGAAAGACGACGTTTACCCGGCGTTGATCGATGAATTTTGCGAAATGAATAGCGGCAAATATATCGAAATCGTTTTAACGGGTGGTATAGGTACGGGTAAAACCACGCTTGCGGTTTGGAATACAGCATATCAACTTTACTTGCTTTCGTGTCTTAAAGACCCGCACAAGTTGTTTAAGCTAGATAAATCATCCGAGATCTTGATCGTGTTCCAAAGTATCACGGCAGACCTAGCCCGGAAGCTTAACTACAACCGTTTCAAAGCGTTGATAGATCAATCACCATACTTTCAAACGCGTTTCCCATACGACCGCAGAGTAGAAACGGAACTTAAATACCCGAACCGCATATATGTTCGCCCGGTATCCGGTGAAGACACCGCCGCGATCGGTCAGAACGTTATCGGCGGCATAATCGACGAAATTAACTATATGGCTGTAACGTCCAATTCTAAGAAAGAAGAAGGCGGCGGCACATACGATCAGGCGGCTAAGGTTTACAACTCGATCGCCCGTCGTCGTAAGTCGCGATTTATGACCAAAGGACAGATCGCCGGGTTGCTTTGTCTTGTTTCTTCCCGTAAGTATCCGGGGCAGTTCACCGACCGAAAGGAAGAAGAAGCCAAGAAAGATAAAACGATTTATATCTATGATAAAACCATTTGGCAGATCAAACCAAAGGGAACTTACGGCGATAAGCGTTTTAACGTCTTTATCGGCGACGCTACCAGAAAGCCGCGCATATTGGACGACAACGAAGACCCACGCAAAACGTACAAGCCCGCAGATCAACACCTAGTAAGGGCGATCCCGGTAGAGTTTCGCGGGGAGTTTGAAACCGATATGGTTAACGCGCTTCGTGAAGTGGCTGGCGTAGCTACGCTTGCTTCGCATCCGTTTATATTGAACACCGACGCGATCGAACCCTGTTTCGACCCTAAAACGAAAAGCATATTCAAAGAAACGATTTGCAACTTTGACGACAAGAAGTTGCACGTTTTACGCAAGAACATTTACGCCCCGGACATACCACGATTTATTCACCTTGACTTGTCATTAACAGGGGATAGCACCGGGTTTGCAATGGGCTGTATTCCACGATTTACCACTATTGACCGGGGCGACGTTAAAGAGGTTCACCCGGTGTTTAGAATCGACGGTGCGCTAGCGATTGAAGCCCCGCAAGGCGGCGAGATCATTTACTGGCGTATTAGGAAATTAATCTATGCCCTTCGTGATATGGGTTACAATATTAAATGGATTACGTTTGATACACACCAAAGCACCGACAGCAAACAGATCCTAGCTCAAAACGGCTTTATCACTGGCACGCAATCGGTAGACACAACAAACCTACCGTATGAGCTATTGAAATCATCAATCTATGATAAACGCCTAGTAGCGCCACCCCATGAACTGCTACAGCTAGAACTTGCACGACTAGAGAAGGACACGCAGAACGATAAGATCGATCACCCGCCGGGATTCAGCAAAGACGTTGCCGACTCCGTGGCGGGCGTGTGCTACGGGCTAATGATGCGCCGCGAAATATGGGTACAACACGGGATCAACCCTGATAACGTTGTTAACACCGACATAGAGGCTATGAAGAAAGCCGAAGCGAAGCTAGCCAACCAACAGAAACGGATCGTTAAATCGACGCAGGGGGCGGGCTTCGAGACGGAATAAACCATAAGGGGGTTTTATGCCTATCTATCGTTGTGAATTTTCCGGGGGCGGAAAGTGTTTAGCGGGTAATACTTTAGAAGAAGCACGCTTCACACTTGAAAGCCACATGCACCAAATCGCGGGCACGGTCGCACCGCCGATCAGGGTGAAACATAAACAGGACGGGAACAAACTATATGAGTGTTATCAGCTAGAGAAAGCAAAGGGCGTTATCCTTTGCGGGCATAAAGAGAACCCGGTCAAAGATTGGCTAAACTAAACCCAAAGGGGGCGCACATTAAGCGCCCTTTTTTATTTTCAAAAAGGTGTTTACAAAACAAATGAATTAACTTATATTAAAGACCTACCCGCAAAAACGCTTAGGAGCACGCGCCATGAACACACTAGAAAACAAAATCGAATCTTTTAAATACGACGACTTGATCGCGGCGTGTATGGCATCAATCAAAGACGCAGTAGAAGCACGCGACCAGTCAAAAGAGCGCGACCCTGAAGTGATCGCAATGGTCGCTTACGAAAATACATACGAAGCTAAAGCGTCGGATAAATACCTAAGCGTCGACGAATTAACGTATGAATATTTTCTATCTAGTATGATTGAAAGTGCTAACCTAATCATTACCCACGACCTTTTTTAATAACAGCCGGGCGCACCTAGCGCCCTTTTTCGGATCTACTTATGGCAACTAAGCACCTAAAAATTTATCGAGATTCACGCGGTACGGAGTGGAAGATCGCCGAAATGAAAACGGCAAAACTTGCCAACGTTTACAACGCGACAGCTAACAAGCTAAAGAGTCTTGAAAATGCAGTTAATTGCAAAGGTTACGCAAACCCGGCACAAGAACGCAAGATCGCACAACACAAGCAAATGCTTGCGTCACTTAAAGCCGAGTTAGTTTATAGAAACCCATTTGATTTAGAGGGAATACTAAATGGCTTTTAAAATTGCAAAACTCGCAAAAAAAGCGAAAGAACCTAGAAACACAAACCCAACCTTGCCGAAGCGCGAACCAAAAGGGCTAACCGCCGCACAGGTTGAAGCAATCGGCGGTTACAAGGTTTATCAGGGCGTGGACACAGAAGGCGCGCTAGTGTTGAAAGAACTAATTAAATTCAACGTTAGCAGCTACCAAAAAATTAAAATGCTAATGGTTAGCGCCATTGAAAGC